ACGCATAAGCAAAGAAGCAGATAGGTTCTACGCCAGTATGCCAAATAAATCTGAGTACATACGCAGAGTACTACAGGAGCACTACGAAGAAGCCCAGCAAGAGGTACGTTATGCACTGGATAACCCTGAGTACCTGCGTGAACGCTTTGAAGAAGTGAAAAAAAGGCTTACGGAAGAGTCGCAAAAGCAATAACAATGTTATAGTCTAAAGAACATCCTCGCGCTTTGCCCGCCTCGTGCGGGCATTTTTTTGCCCGTAAATAATTGACAATGTCTACTCCTATGATATAGTCGTCATGTGGCAGCTACCCCCGAAAAGAAAGTGAAAGACAAGGTCGTGAAAGTCTTAAAGGCTCACGGCGTGTATTATTTTTTCCCAGCGACTTACGGCATGGGGCGTTCAGGCGTACCAGACATAGTGTGCTGCTACCGGGGTAGATTTATAGGCATAGAGTGTAAGGCAGGCAATAATAAAACCACTGCACTTCAGGATAGGGAACTAGCCGCAATCCGTGTGGCGGGTGGCAGCAGCTTTGTCATCAACGAAACTAACATACAAGAAATAGAGAACTACTTAATACATCATGCAAATACTAACCATTGACTTTGAGACTTACTACGACAAGCAGTACTCGTTGTCGAAATACACGACAGAAGAATACATACGCCACGAGGACTTCGAGGTTATCGGCGTTGCCGTCAAGCTCAATGATGATAGTACCCAGTGGTATACGGGCGACAAGCAAGGGGTGGACGGTTTTTTGCGTCAGTTTCCGTGGGAAGACTCCGTCGCCATTGCGCACAATGCAATGTTTGACATGGCGATTCTCAGTTGGCGTTTTGGTATCAAACCCAAGCGTATAGCAGATACTTTATCTATGGCTCGTGCTCTCCATAGTCTAGAAGTGGGTGGTAGCCTCAAGGCGTTAACCGAGCATTACGGGTTAGGAGAAAAAGGAACGGAAGTCTTAAACGCCATAGGCAAGAGGCGGGAGGACTTTAGCGAAGAAGATTTGATAAGTTACGGTGCGTATTGTGTAAACGATGTGGAACTTACCTACAAGCTTTTTGGTTGTTTTATGAAGCAACGCTTCCCCGTGTCAGAATTGAACCTCATTGACCTTACTTTGCGGATGTTTACTGAGCCTGTTCTACAGGTAGGTAGAGAACTGTTGGAGGATCACCTGTCTGAGATACAGGCCATGAAGGCTGAATGGCTCGCCAAAGCTGAAGTTGACCGTAAGCAGATAATGAGCAATAAGCAGTTTGCGGAGTTGCTTACCCTTAACGGTGTTACGCCCCCTACTAAGATAAGCCCGACTACAGGCAAAGAAACCTTTGCTTTTGCTAAGACTGACCAGAACTTCAGAGATTTACTGGAGCACGATAACCCGATTATCCAAGTGCTGGTAGGGGCTAGACTGGGCGTCAAATCTACTATTGAAGAGACAAGAACGCAAAGGTTTATAGACATATCCAGGCGTGGTTCTTTACCGATACCACTACGCTACTATGCAGCTCACACAGGAAGGTGGGGCGGTGATGACAAAGTGAACATGCAGAACCTTCCCCGCACTAGCATACTCAAAAGTGCAATCCTCCCGCCGACTGGGTCGGTGTTCGTAGACGTTGACTCCAGCCAAATAGAAGCAAGGACATTGGCTTGGTTAGCGCAACAGTATGATTTAGTCGAAGCTTTTAACAGGGGGGACGACGTATACAGGATAATGGCCTCAGCTATATACGGAAAAGATGAATCTGAGATCACCAAGGACGAGCGTTTTGTTGGTAAGACCACGATTCTGGGGGCTGGATATGGCATGGGGCACAGAAAGTTCCAAGCCCAGCTGAAAAACTTTGGTGTCGATCTGGAGCTTGACGAGTGCGAGCGTACTATAAAAGTATACAGACAGACTTACCGGGAAATCCCCGCTCTTTGGAGCCATTGCAACGAAGCGCTGGTAGCAATGATGCAAGACCAGCAGTTAGCGATTTTAGACAAAGTGGCTACTGTAGTAGGTAGAAAGGGTATAAGACTCCCCAATGGCCTATTTCTGAAGTACCCTAATTTACGCAAACACCAAGACCCAGATTCTGGTAAAGTTGAGCTGGTTTACGACACCAAAAGGGGTAAAGCTGTGATCCCAAACCGTATATACGGTGGAAAAATTGTCGAAAACATTTGTCAGGCTTTAGCTCGTATTATCATAGGTTACCAGATGGCACAGGTAGCCAAACGCTACAGAGTGGTAATGACGGTGCACGATGCCATAGGCTGTATAGCCCCGGAAAACGAAGCCGAAGAAGCTATCGAGTACGTAAAAGAATGTATGAAAAAGCGTCCCGTATGGGCGCACGACTTGCCTTTAGATTGCGAGGGGTCGTATGGGTATAGCTACGGAGAATGTAAGTAGTCCGTCCTAGGCGGAGTGCGTAGTTGCACATAACCTAGGCAGTCCCAGCCGGAGGTGGGCTGTCATGTAAAAACACCGGCTGTATGCGACGGAACGTGACGTAATCTCATGCGAGTTGCGTTACCCTCCACGCCGGGCGCATACCGGGGAAGCCACGTTACGGCTAGTCCTAACGGGGTAGCGTTCCCACATGCCACGCCTACACAACGCTACCCCCGTTAGGCGCAAATTAATAAACTAAAAGGATGCCCACGGTGAAACAAGACGACTTAACACGCATGGTGGAACAAATACTTACCAACATCTCCGAATGTAAAGATATTCCTGACGATACCCCTACTCTTATGGTAGCTGGAGGATTAATTGTTTCAGGGCTTCTTCTAGCTAAGGAGGAAGGTATGACTCCGTCTGAGGCAATAGTAAAACTTATAGGTTTTGTTGAGTCTGTGTATTCCGTAGAGGTAAGGGGGGCAAACAACGCGATAATTTTTTATGCAGACTCACAAGAAAGTCAGGAAATTCATTGAGCCACTATGACCTATTTTACTGACGTTGAGTACGCACTAGAAGAAGCTGAGTATATAGCGAACCGAGACAAAGTGGCGCAAGCTATTGTTGACAACGGTGAGTTTACGTTTCTTGTGATGGATGCAGACAAGGCTAAAACAGTTTGCGACCCTATGTATATTTTAGAAGTAATAAACCCAAATGACTGACTCAATGAAAGTAATACCCTGCAATTGTGGTGGGGAAAGAACCGAGGTAATCAACGCCGAGCAAAACCTACGGGTTGGATGGTACTGTAGCAATTGCAAAGGCTTCACCAAGGCGATAGGACGAGAACGAACTTGGAGGCCATGCCATGCTAGAAGCGATAATGTGCCTGACGATGGCGGTGTACTTCGAGGCTAGGGGGGAACCCCCGCTGGGGCAGATGGCAGTAGCCCACGTAGTAATGAACCGCGTAGAAAGCGATAGCTACCCCGATTCTGTATGTGCGGTAGTTAAACAGGGGCGGTACTGGAAACACGTGCCTCTAAGGCATCAGTGCCAGTTTAGTTTCTGGTGTGACGGGAAGCCCGAAGTAGTGGCTGACCATGAGGCTTGGGTTAACGCCTTTATCTACGCAAGCGCAGTATATATGGGTTTGGTAAGAGATACTACAGTAGGTGCAACACATTACCACACAAAGCAGGTAAATCCGGCATGGAGTTTACCGATGAACATAACAACACAGGTAAATAACCATGTTTTTTACAGGCAATAAAAAACCCCAACCGAAGCTGGGGTTTTTAGTAGGTATTGCTTGTTACAGATACCCTGATTCCTCAAAACAAAATATATTACTTACTAGCGGAGATGTCAACAGTATGGAATGTAAATGTGACGAAAAAACTTGGGGCATAGACGGCCCTACACGAATATGCGCTACACCCTTTTTCGATGAGTTCGATGTATGCGCTATATGTTCGCACGACAAGAGTTGCCACGAGACGGCTACAAACTCTGAAGAAGTGCCTTCCGTCAAAGAATACAAAGACAGATTGTAGGAGCGCATATGACAACTTGGTCATACAGCAGTATAAAAACATTCGATCAGTGCCCGAAAAAGTATTATCACCTCAAAGTTGCAAAAAATGTAAAGGACTACGGTAACGAGGCTACTCGCTACGGTAACCAAGTACACAAAGCCGCTGAAGAATATATAAAGAACGGGGTAGATATACCGGCTAAGTTTAACTACATACTTGGGCCGTTAAGAGCGTTGGAAAACATACCCGGAGAGAAACACTGTGAGCTGCATTTGGCTGTAGCATATGACGGGAAAGACTATACCCCCACTAAATACATGGCCAGTAATGCTTGGTGGCGCGGCATAGCAGACTTGATCATTATCGACGGAGCGAAAGCGTATCTGGTGGATTACAAAACCGGAAAAAATGCTAAGTACGCCGATACAAAGCAGCTCGATTTACTGGCAGCCGCCGTGTTCACCCATTTCCCAGAAGTAGAAACAATAAAGTCTGCCCTTGCTTATCTAGTGAGCAACGACTTTATTAAGAAAGAACACAAAGCAGAGTTACGTAAGTCTTATTTTGCCTCGTTTGACGGCTTACTTGAAAAACTGTCAGTCGCACACGAGTCAAATGTATGGAACCCAATCAGCGGGCCGTTGTGTGCTTATTGCCCGGTGAAATCTTGTGAACATCATAGGAGCAGATAGCTATGAATAGGAATTACAAAAAAGAATATGAGAAGTACCAAGGCACCGAAGAGCAAAAGAAAAAACGCGCTCAGCGCAACGCTGCTAGGCGTAAAGCTATGCGTGAAGGCAGAGTTTCCAAAGGTGACGGCAAAGACGTTGCGCATAAAAAAGCTATGGACAAAGGAGGTAAGAACTCCGATGGTACTAGGGTAGAATCTGCATCTCGCAACCGTTCGTTTCTTAGGGACTCTAAGGGCAACCTAGTTTCTGAAACCAGCAAAAAAGAACGCACAAGGAAAGCATGATAATAGTAAAAGACAAGGCGCTTGTGCTTAAAACCAAGCGCCCACATTTAGTCACGGAAAAAATAGGTAAGTCAAAAATACTTAAAGAAACTAACGGCATGTACCAAGTTGCCGTAAGTTGGGGTCTAGAAGAGGCACAGTCTTTAGTAAGCATAGGGGCAACAAACGTACCTTCCCCTATGCTGAGGGACTACGCTTGGTCTGGCAAACTTACTCCTTTTGCGCATCAGAAAGAAACTGCTTCCTTTTTAAGTTTGCGCAAGAAAGCTTTTTGTTTTAACGAAGCTGGCACTGGTAAAACTGCGTCTGTTATATGGGCGACGGATTACCTTATGAACCAAGGACTTATAAACAGGGTCTTAATCATATGCCCGTTATCTATTATGAAATCCGCATGGCAAACTGATCTGTTCAAATTCGCTATGCACCGTAGTTGTTCTGTAGCCTACGGCAGTTCCAGTACCCGTAAGCGCATATTAGAAGCAGGGTCTCAGTTTGTAATCGTAAATTTTGACGGTGTAGAGGTAATTAGGGACGAGATTAAAAACGGTGGTTTCGACATGATCGTAGTCGACGAAGCTTCCGCTTACAAAAACCAACAAACCAACAGGTGGAAAGTTCTCAAGGGCTTGACCGAAAACATAGAGTGGTTGTGGATGCTTACCGGTACGCCAGCAGCACAATCGCCATTAGATGCTTATGGGTTAGCTAAGTTAATAAGCCCAGAGAGAATACCAAAATACTTTGGGCAATACAGAGACTTAGTCATGCGTAAAGTTACGCAGTATATATGGCGACCAAAGTTAGACGCTGACAAGATAGTCCACGCTGCACTTCAACCAGCCATTCGGTTTGAACGCAGCCAATGCCTAGATTTGCCCGACGTAATACATGTTGAACGTGATGTACCTTTAACCGCCCAGCAGGAAAAGTATTACAAACTATTGAAAAAACAAATGGCTATACAAGCAGCGGGGGAAGATGTTACTTCTGTAAACGCGGCTACTAACCTAAACAAACTACTGCAAATATCTGGTGGTGCTGTGTACACAGACACAGGAGAAGTAGTTGAGTTTGATGTAAGCAACAGGCTGAACGTGGTCTACGAAGCCATAGCTGAAGCAAGTAACAAAGTTTTAATTTTTGTGCCGTACACCCACACGATAGAGCTATTGAAAAAGTTTTTAGACCGCAAAAAAGTCAGTAACGAAGTTATTTCCGGCAAAGTTACTTTAAACAAACGCAGCCAGATATTTGAAGATTTCCAGAAAGCAACCGATCCGCGAATACTAATCATACAACCGCAAGCTGCGTCGCACGGGCTGACACTAACCGCCGCCGACACCATAATCTGGTACGCTCCGGTTACTAGCGTAGAGACATACCTACAAGCTAACGCTAGGATCAACCGCCCCGGACAGAAAAACAACATGACCATAGTGCACATACAGGGCAGCGAAGTAGAACACAAACTATACACAATGCTCCAAAATAATATATTAAACCACAATAAAATTATTGAGCTTTACCGTAACGAAATTAGAAAAACTGTTTGACATTGTCAAACAAGGTGTTAAACTAAGTTCCCCTTAAAATACAAGTGGAGGAACGATGGCAACACCGAACACCGATAAACTTGTCTCTGCGTATATCAAATTGCGCAACGCAATAACAGACAAGACAGAAGAAATAAAAGACCTAAAAGAAAAACAACAACGAATCTCGGATGCGTTACTTACTACCTTTGCAGAGCAGGGTACAGAAAGTATGCGCACTGAATCTGGCACAGTAAGCCGTAGGATACAGACTAGATTTTGGGCTTCCGACTGGCACGAAATGCACGAGTTTATGAAAGAAAACGACGCTTTGCATTTGTTGGAGTCCAGAATACACACCGGAAATATGCAGAAGTTTTTAGAGGACAACCCTGATAAGCTCCCTAAAGGCTTGCAAAGCGACCGTAAGTACATAGTTTCAGTAACAAAACCTCGATCTAAATAGGAGTTTAAATATGACTAGTGATGTACAAATCTTTACCCAACAGAAAGGCGTTGCTACAGCTGGTAATCGCCCCTTAACCGCGCTAGGTCAACAAGTAGTTAAAAATAGCACCTACACAAGCCGAGTCCTTAAACACGAAAAGGGCAAGTTTATCAAGCTGGTTAACGGCAACGAAGTAGGCGAAGCAGTAGCAAAAGAAATTGATGTGATCATAGTAAACATGCTCCCTGAAATTTCTCGTCAGTACTACGACACTGCTTTCAGTAAGAAAAAGCAGTCCGAGAAATACGTACCGCCAACATGCTTCTCCAATAGGGGACTTGTCCCCGACGAAGGAATCCCGCAACCACAGGCTGAAAGCTGCGCGCTTTGCCCGCAAAATGTAGCTGGTTCTGGCGCTACAGGGAAAAGTAGGGCTTGTGCGTTTAGGCGTAGGGTTGCATTGGTTCTAGCTGGCGACCCAAGCGGAGAAGTATACCAAATGCAATTTTCAGCTACGTCGCTTTTTGGCGAGAGCGTCTCTGCCAATACCCATAGGTTTGAGAAGTACATTGAGTTTATAACAACGAATGGCATGTCTCCTGATACTGTTGTTACTACAATATCTACTAACGACAGCGAAAGCCATGATTGCGTTCTGTTCTCTCCCGCCCGTGAAGTTTCTGACGAAGAATACGAATCAATTGTCCTTCGTGCTCAGGCAACCCCAGACGCAGATCGCTACGTAAAGCTTCAATATAGAGCACCTAATGACGAAGCAGAAGCTCAACAGGTAGTAGTTAAAGAACCTGTAGCAATAGAAGAACCCGTAGAAGAACCGGTCAAACGCCCTAGCAAGAAGCAGGAAGAAGCGCCTGTCGAAGAGGATGCTGACTTAGCGTCTATTATAGGTGAGTGGGGCGACGATGACTGATGAGTTACGGATATAGCGTAAAGCTTATTGAAATAAACAAATCCGCAGATCGACAAAGTCTAGGCGTAAAGCTAGGAAGGCTGTGTATCAGGAAAGATGTACCTGTGGCCCGCGTAGCTACGCGCCTAGGCGTTAGTCGCCAGACTGTGTATAACTGGTTTGCGGGTATATCAAGTCCGAAGCCACCGATTGCTAAAAAGGTAGAAAAATATATAGATAATTTGCAGCGGTGATTTTATGAGCAATTTAGACCTAATAGGTTTAGTGCGCCCTGCGGGGGGATGGTACGGGTTTTTAGCCGTTAAGGACAAAACTAAAATACGCCAGTTAATGTTTGAGACTCGGCGAGAATTAGACGAGGCTATAGCTAAGTACGTAGAAGACCGGTGGTGCGTATTTTTTGGACTAGCAAAGTACAAAGACGGAAGTAGTAGGGCACAGGATAACGTAGAGTCTCTTAAGTCTTTTTGGGTAGACATAGACTGCGGGCCAAACAAGTCGGCAGTAGATGCTCGGACAGGACGACCCCAAGGGTATGAAACCCAAGTAAAAGGGCTAAACGCGTTAAAGGAGTTCTGTAAAGCCACTAAGCTACCACTCCCTTTGATCGTTAACTCTGGTAACGGCATCCATGCCTACTGGCCTCTAGAAGAAGATGTGCCAAGAGACGAATGGGACGTTGTAGCGAAGCGTTTGCGCCAAGCTTGTATCGACCACGAGTTTTACGTAGATACTAAGGTATTTGAGGCTGCTAGAGTACTCAGACCTCTCTACAGTAAAAACTACAAGGGCGACGCGAGTGGAAAGGCTGAGAAACCGGTTCTCCTTATCAGGGAAGCGGCCCCAATTTCGTTCAATTCCATACGTTCTTTGTTTAACGTAGTTGAAGGGGCTGTTCCCATTAAGAAGCCTAGGCGCGGGCTAAGCGCACTTGGGCAAGCTATTCTAGCCAACTCTGACACTAGCTTTAAACGGATAATGCAACGCGCTGCCAAGAAAGACGGGTGTGCGCAGTTAAATAGCTGTTATACCGAAAGGGCAACATTGTCAGAGCCAAGGTGGTTCGATGCTTTATCGGTAGCTAAATTCTGTTCGGACGGCAACGAAGCTGTGCACAAGCTGTCCTCTGGGCACCCAGACTACAATCCCCTTGAAGTAGAACGGAAGATACTGCATATAGCAGGGCCACATTCCTGCGCAGAGTTTGAAATAAACAACGCAGGTGGTTGCGAAGGCTGTCCCCATAAAGGCAAAATCACCAGCCCCATAGTTCTGGGTAAGGTAATAGCTAGAGCTGCACCGAAGTTAGAATCTAAGGAGCAACAATCCGAAGGTCGCGAAAGGGGCGTACATGTGATTCCGGCTCTACCAGACCCGTACTTTCGGGGCAAGAGCGGTGGTGTATACGCAGCCTTTCAGGTTGAAGACGAAGAGCTGCCGCCTAAGCTGATATATCACAACGATCTATACATAGAAAAACTTATGGAAGACCCCTTTGTTGGTTTCGTAGCGGTAGTAAAGCACCACATGCCGAAGGACGGAGTCAAAGAGTTTATATTACCTAACGCATCAGTTACGGACAGGCGAGAGCTATCCCAAGCATTATCTAAAAACGGCGTAATAATTAACGAAGCGGGGCGTAAGCTCATAATTGAGTACTTAATTACTTCTATTAAAGAACTTCAGTATAAAGAGAAGGCAGAACAAATGAGATTACAATATGGTTGGGCAGATAACGACACTAAGTTTATAGTAGGCGACAGAGAAATAACCCACGAAAACAGAACGTACTATAGCCCGCCTTCTAGCGTCACTAAGACCATGACCCATCTGTTTAACCCAAAAGGGACGTTGGATGCTTGGAAAGAGGCAATAGCTTTATACAGTAGACCCGGTTTAGAAATCCAAGCTTTTGGTGTGTTGTCGGGGTTTGGCTCGCCGCTCCTTAAGTTTACGGGCCAGAAAGGTGCGGTAATTAACTTGGTTCATTCTGATTCCGGTGCAGGGAAAACTACTGTACTGCGTGCGGCTAACAGTGTATTTGGTGACCCAGAAATGCTGCTGGGCAATCCTAAAGATACTGACGTAGGCAAAACAATCAAAGTTGGCATATTAAATAACATAGTAAACACCATAGACGAGGTTACTAACATACCGGCGGAGCTGCTTTCTGATATGCTCTACGCTTTTTCGCAGGGGCGCGGTAAAGACAAGGCTAAAAGCAACGCTAATGAGCTAAGAGAAAACAACACGACTTGGCGGTCTATAACTTTGACTAGCGCTAATGCTGCGTTTAACGAGAAACTTATGCTGATCAAAAACAATCCTGCCGGAGAAATGATGCGCTTGCTGGAGTTTAAGGTGGGCTACACAGACACCAATATTATAAGTACCCAAGAAGGCAAAGATAAGTTAGACCATGGACTGAATAATAATTACGGTTTAGCTGGCGAAGTGTACATGCGCTACGTTATAGGCAACCTACAGCAAGTGAAGGAACTAGTATTGGCTATACAGAAGAAGCTAGACATGGAGCTTAACTTCACGCAACGCGAGAGGAATTGGTCTGCGGTCGTAGCTGCTAACCTTGCGGGTGGTAGGATAGCTTCAAAGCTTGGACTTTTACCTGATTGGGATTTAGGCAAAATATATAAGGTGGTTACTACAGATTTATCTCATATGCGCACAGAAGCAACCGCCCCAGTTAGTGACGCCAGTAGCACTGTAGGTGACTTCATTAACCGCCACCAAACTAACATACTAGTCGTGGAAGATGGTGTAGACAAGCGGACTCAGATGCCAAAGTTCCCTGTTTTAGAGCCTAAAGGCCCGTTGCTAATAAGGCATGAGCCGGATACAAAGAAGGTATTTATATCTGTAAAAGCTTTTAAAGACGACTGTGTACGGTACCAGATAAACTATGCGGACACTAAAAAGGCATTGGAGCAAAAGGGTATTCTCCTAGACATAACCAATAAACGCTTAGCGAAAGGTTCTAAAATTATGTCTCCGGGTATACGTTGCCTAGTGTTAGACGCTTCGCATTCCGACTTTATTGACATGGACTATATGCAGCCTGACAACGATGAAAGTGGAGAAGATAACGTACGAAATTAACTGGAACCAGTTTAGGATTGGGTATTCATTTTTTATACCCTGCCTAAACCCAGTAATTGCGTGGGGAGAAATAAAACCTGTCCTCAAGCGACTGAAGTACAAGACTGTGCACAAAGTTGTTATTGAGGACGGGGTGCGGGGTATCCGCATATGGAGAGTTTAGTCTTCTGCGTCGTCTGGGAACAAAGTTTCCACTACTCCGGGTCTTGGCTCATTAAACTTAGCTGTTGATTCCATAAGCGGGAACACCGAATTTAGTATTTCTTCGCTTTCGGTATAGAATCCGTCGATGCTTCCAAACCTACGTTTTGCTCTTCCTTCCAACGATTTTTCTAGCATTTCGTCGTCGATTAACCAAAGCGGGAACTCATAGTTAAACTTTTGGATGTCATAGTACCTATCCGCTACAGCTTGTTCTGTTAGCGGGGTTTGCTCCAAGTTGTATTGCGTAACGGCTAGGTCAAAATTTGAATAAACTTCTTGTCTTCTAGCTTCTGCCTCGTATATCCAGTCGTTTACTAAAGCAACTCTTTCCCTTGATTGCGCGGTTGACGTATCGCCAAACCCAAGTCCCAACCCAAAGAGCCTCCACCAAGTATAGTGCTCTTTAGGATTAATTTGTCTGTAATCGTCCGTATAAAACCCATCAACTGAATATCTAAAAGCTTTCATCCAGTTCCTAATCCCAGCGGGCAACGCAGTTTCTATGGCGTAAAAATACCGGTCTTGCTTAAACAATTCCCATGCTTTTGCCATTTGCCCTACTTGGCTACCTAACGGCCCTGTAGCGCCGGTATAGAGTAGCTCTTTAATAAATTCTTCTTGGTCAACTGCTGATATGTCGTTTGAGTACCATAGATTGTTCAAGCGCGTACTAGCACCTATATTAAAATCAGTAAGAGCTGATACTGGCCCCATTTCAACTGCTCTAGCCATAAGGTCAGCTTGTTCTTGAGTTAACCCCAAGGCGTTCGCAAAATTACTACCGTCACCAAACATATCTGGTAAGGCTTTTCCACGTATAAACAACTCTAACGGTACTGGGCCAAGCGGATTGCTGGGGTCAACCCAATCATATAAATCTTGGTCGGGGCATATTTCGCCCTCCTTGCAAGGCTCTGGCCTGAAAAAGTCCTTTATGCCATCGAATATAGACATCATCAAAGAAAACAAAGGAAGCCCAACAGTACCGGCGAAGAACCAAGTAGTCCCTATTGTAGTCCAAAACGCTATAGCGGCTTGTTTTTTCCCTTCTCTGTTAAGAAGTGGTAGCTGATGGTAAAAATTACGCACCAAGAAGGAAGTCGCCATCGCTGGGAAGGTTAAAAATTGGGTCGCTATTCTACCAAGTGCGGTCTTCATAAGAGGAGGCTTGTTATAGTCGCTATAGTCAAACAGACCCTCGTATGAGATTTCTAAAGCTTCGTCCATTGCTTCCCTAGTTGCTTGTTCTTTGGGTATATTGTTTTGCAAGCGCTCTTTATAAGCCAGCTCGAACGTCGACATAAACATTATTTCTCTGTTTATTCGCTCTACGTGGTGGAAAGCTCCGGTCAAAAAGTTTTTAGTAAAAGTCCAACCGACACCAAGCGCGCTGGTCATTTCTGCTGTGGGTACATTACCAGCTTCGGTAATGTCTTTTGCGTAAGTGTCCATGAAAAAACCACTTCTATTAGCAAATTCCCATGCCCGCGCAAGTACTCCGCCGAACTCTGCATCTTCATTATTAGTTACGTACTCAGACCAACGTACTGATGGCTGCCCCCAATTGGTTACAAGATTACCTTTCCTGTCTTTTCTTGTAGTACTTACCCTGCCGCTAAAAGCCCCTGTAGCGTACCGAAGCATAGTTCCATATACGTCCGCGCCTTTAAATCTTCCAAGGAGGACACCGGCACCAAAAATAGGTAACTGAGTAGACTGTATCAGAGCCGACTTAAGGCCAGTCATCATAGAAAAGAATACAAACTTGTTACCCTGCATAGCCCACTGTTGCGCCATACTAGGTATATCCGGCGATATTTGAGCTAACGACCTTTTAGCTAACTCATCTACTATAACTTTATTCTTTGCTTGGTTTGGATCACCTTTTAAGGCAGCGTACATAGAAGCAATATCTAAACGTAGCTTACTACCAAACCTAAGGCGTGCTAGTTGGTTAGCAGAGTTATGCTGGCTGTTAACAAAATTTCTTAAAGCGTCGTTAGAGTACCCAGCTATACCAGTACGGTGTATAAATTTCTTGCGCAAATCCCCACCGGGTAAAGTTCTAAGATACAGTTGGTATATTTGATCCCTCAAAGCTTTATTGTTAGACGTATTATTTTGGTCGAGCATATCGTATATAGCTTTTAAAGTTTTGTGACTTTGCTCTAGCTCTACCCTAAAAGCGTCTTGCCCGTTAGTGCCTTCTGATAGGAACCCTAGCTCGATCCATTCCTCTTTTGTCCCTTTTCTGCCTACACCTGGCAACGGCCTTTCTTGCACTATACGAGATACATAGCTATTCCTAGCAGCTTCGCTTTCAAACAGATAAAATTCCCTCCCCACACCTTTTCCTACAGAAAGAAAATAATCTCCGTAACGCATTAACGGGAAATAAACCCCTAAAGAATTTTGTGCTTGGTATATTGCTGTTATTTCAGCTGATAAGTACTTCTTTTCTTCATCGGTAATTTCTTCCCGCTGTGCTATTTCAGCTAAGTCTTTTCTCTGCGGGTTTAGTACTAAGTCTATTATGTCTTGCTTTCGAGCTTCCGGCAGCGCAGAATTTCGGATATTTTGTAGCAACAACTGCATATGCCGTTTGTGGGACAACGCATAAGCTTCCTTTGCCATCCTATAAATTTCTTGCCCTTTACTATTACCAAGTTTAGGTTCCGCAAGCCTATCCCAACCCCCGTATATAGTGACCGTACCTTCGGGGTCTGTATAAATTTCGCCTTTAAAAACAACGCGTATTTCGTTTTCCCTTTTTGTAATCTTGCCTTTAATCGCACTTATTAGTTTCGCAGAAGCTTTGTTGGCAATGGCTTTCTTAAGGTTAGAGCGATAAAAAATTAGCATTTCGTCTTTAGCTAAAGTTTCTTGTAGGTTTCCGTACTTCGAGGGGTCTATGCCAAGCAAAGTAGACATGTTCATAGTATCAGAAAGAATTTCAGCGCCTTTTGGGTATTTGCGCACAAACATTTCCCATTCAGGTTTTTTCTCCGCTAGTTCCCTAAGCAATCCGTTCCTATACCTCGCCATTTCTTGTATTGTGTCGTTTATCCTTTTTGCACCGGGCAATCTACTTTTTGAAAACCTAGCTATACCTCTTGTAGACGCTGTGTTTACTCTAGCCACTAACGCTTTGCGGCTAAGGGCATCGAACATTGCTTTAGTTTCTCTGACAGCGTCGTCAAAATTACGAATGCTCTTAACCATCTTGGTTATATTTCTAGCAGCGTTAGCGGCGTTGCTACTTTTACGTAAGTTTTGAACCAATGCTGTGTTACGCTTAGCCTTGCTAGACGCAAAATTAATCGAGCTTGTAGGCGGTCTATTTTGTATCTGTAGCTGGTTAAACTTAGCTAAACGTCCAGTTAAATCTACTAGGTTGTCAAAGGCGGTCTTCTGCCCTTCTGGAATACCAAGAATTTTACGTATCAACCTAGTAAAGTAGGACAAACCATTCCAAGATTGCCCTTCGGCCCAACTAGTTTCCGGCGGCATGTTGAGCAGGAACTCTTGTACCATTGGGTCTGAAAGGCCATAAGCCATAAGCTCGTGTGCGTTTACTAGCGCTTTCTGTAGTGTCTCGATCTGGTAAGGACTTAGCTTGCCGTATTTTATTTGGTTCTTAAATCTGCTATGCACAGCGAAGTGCAGTTTTTGCAGCTGTATAATTGCTTTCGCTGCTGTTGGCGATACGCTGTTAGGATCGTTTTCATAAGCATCCAACATAGCTGCGGTAGCCGCGTGCACCATTTCATGCGCCACTATAGTAGGATTAAGCCCGGATATTTCTGTGTTGCCCAGCGCGTTTAAATATATTACAGGGCTTGTAACACCGTTTGAGTTAGTCTTTACGCTTTGAACAGCCGCAGCTTTACCCGTCAGTATGCTGCTTGAGACAACTAAATCTTCGCCGTAGTTGTTCTCTGCAAACTGTTCGGGTGACTCTATTACTATCACCTCAGTCCCAGCCAAAGCTGGTTGCAAATACTTCAATATGGCTTTTGTGTAGTTAGAAGTATCTGGGTCAGATAGAATAGTATTAATAGCTAGAGACACATCGCCTGTAGCGCTACGTAGATTTTGGGATTCCCCAACGTAAACTTCCCTCTGCTCGTCGGGTATATTAGCGTCAATTACAAACTTAGCCTTAGAACTCTGTGTTTGTCTTTGCTCGTATTCCCTTCGCGCACGATCTAATTCTGTTTGGTCTATATTGGGGTTAGTTAGCAACTCTGTTGCTTTTTTAGTGTCTACGTAGCTAGCGTTTGCCCTTGACCCGACCATAGCTAAGGCATTAACCAAAGCCGTTACGCGCTTACTTCTTGCCTTTAGCTCTTCTTCTTGGTATCCGTTAAAAGCTTGTTGTTTGGAGTTAAATGTTTTTGCCCCAGTTTTCTTTGCCTGTTCGTCTGACAATTTGGGGTTAGCTAGTTTTGCTTCTAACGCATATGCCTTAATTAAAGTGTCTTTACGCTCTAATTGGTCTTTATCAGAAAGCTGTGCAATATCGGTAAACTCGGCAATATCTTCTTCTGTAAACCCTACCCTTGTTTTCTTCGCTATTCGCTTTAAAGACGCTTCTCTGCTGTATGTAGCTGTACCATCGACAATTTTTTGCAATGCTTTGACTATGTTTGCACGCTGTTTGTTTGAGGACTTAGCTTCAGCTTGCTGTTCCGCAGCTCGTTCGCTGGACTGGGTGTCTTCTACGGATGGAAGTTCTACAGATTCGGCAACTTCTTGACCCGTCTCATTTTGTGCACTGGCTACCTGCTCTCTTTTTGTTTTGTTTACTTCTTCTGTTTGCTCACCTGTGTCTAAGGCTATTAGTTCTTCTGGAGTTGCATTGCCTATTGGCGGCTCTACTCTAGAACCTAACAAAGCTTCAAAATCTTCTAGGTCTAGGTTGTCATCGGAAAGAGCGTCATAGCGGGCTTGATTAGTATCTTGTTCACTAGCTTCATCCACCTCGCCAAAGTTAATCTCATCTTCTTCTATTTCTTCCTCAAAAATGTTAGCGTCTTCAGCAAACCCAGTAGGACTAGCAAACTCTTTAGCTGCTCGTATGAATGCTTCGTCTTCGCTAAGGCCAGACTGCATGTAGACTTGTATTTGTTCTTCTAGTTTTTGGGCTATTTCATCTTGGCTCTGCGTAACTTTTTCATGCGTATTAGCAAGCCTTGCTATACGATTAGCTTCTTCGGCAACTAAATCATTCATCCGGTTGGACAAATATTGACCGCCAGCTTGGGTGGTTACGTTGAAAGCACTACCGCCAAGGCTTCCTGCGGCTTCGGCAGTGGCGGCGTTTACAATGCGTTTTATGTTGTCCTTGCTTAAAATGTCGCCAGTTTGTTCTTCCAGAATCCTTTCCCCGGTAATTTGAGTTGCTTCTTGCAAGCCACCGGTTATACCTTCTTCTACTAACTCCCTACCTGTTTGCTCAGCGTAGTCTTTAATACCACGGTCAAGTAGTTCTTCCCCAGCTTCTTTAAGCAAACGTCTTTTAATTATCGTTGCTGCGGGGCCAGCTAAGTCCAAAGCCCCGCTTGCTAGCGCAGTAGCCATGGATACATCGCTAGTTTGATTTAGGTACTCCATTACTATTTGAGCTTGGTCTTCTGGGGATAAGTTACGGGTCGTCTCTAGGATATAGCTAAGTCTGTTGCCTACGGTTTCACCCAGCGCAAGGCCAGTACCTACTGCAAGCCCACCAGCTGGCCCAGCCACCAAAGTACCAGCCATAACAGAACCTAGATACACACCGCCCGCTCCTATAGAACCACCAAGCCAGTCTCTGGCATCGGCCAAACTTCTAATATCCGTAAAGCCTTCAACGCTTGGCGCGTACTCTTCTGCTATCTCTTGTTGCCGTTTTTCAAGTTCGGGTAGTGTATTAGTTACGTATGAAACGGCGCTAGATATAGCTTTTTGGCTTTGGTCTATTATGTTTTGGCGTTCTTCCGGGGAAGCTTTTTCGTAGTCCCTGAGCCTAGCAGGGTCTAAGGTAATCCCTTTGTTTAGATTGTCATAATAGGCATCTAGGTAGGACATACCAAGGTCTATGCCTTTGTATGCGTCTATAAATGCGGTTTCCCCCGCAGCCGTTTCGCTTTTTTGCTGTAGTTTAAACTGCGAAGGGTTTAATTTTATGTTTTCAACAGCAGCGCCAGCCTGGGTTTTCAGGTTTCTAAAGAACCCTCTGTTGTCTTCAGTTTCTTCTGGTTCTGGTTCTGGTTGTGCAGCACCACTTACCCATTCTTCATAGGTGTTCTCAGTAGCCGGTTGTTCCGGTTGTGCAGCACCACTTACCCATTCTTCATAGGTGTACTCAGTAGCCGGTTGTTCCGGTTGT